TGTGCCATAGGCCAGCGCTGCCATGTCTAGGGTTTTTGCTTCCGGGCCAATGAACGAGCCAAGAGGATCAAGAATAGCAGCCGCACCGCCAACTGGATCATAGCCCATTTCAATACGGGCCTCGTCTGCGGTAAGGACGCCTGCTTGTTTGGCCTTGATCGCGCGGTCATACTTGCGCTGCCTCACGGATTCGAGCGCCGGAATGTCATCCATGTCGATCTTGAATGAGAGATTGTCACCATAGAGCGGCAACAACCATGCGCCGAAGCTGGACAGGAAATCATTGAACAGCGGAATGATCGTGTCGGTGTAAAGCCGCTCTTTCGCCTGTTCCACGTTGTTGAACGTGGATGCATCATTGTCGATCAGCGGAAGCGGCACACCATAGGCAGAGGCAACCATCTTTGCGACCTCCTTCATGGTGTTGAGGAAGTCCATGTCCTTCGGATTTGTGTCGGTCGGCACCCAATTAGCACCGCCGGTCAACATCGGGATTTCGCCCGCGTTTTCCTCGCCCTGAATCTGGCGCTTAAAGAACTCTCTCAGCCGGTTGATCGTCTCATTGCTCGGATCATCCTCGAACTTGAGAATACCAGACGGGCGCGCGCTATTTTTCAACAGTTTGTAATTCCACTTGAGACCCGCGTTATGCGTATCGGCGGCAAGGGCGGCGGCCATGAGCGGTGCCTGCCCGCGCCAGTAGTTCGCGGGGTTGTACATCTTGTGAAAAAACAGTTGGCTGCGTCCGGTCATGCGATCAACCGGGATCGTCAATTCGCGGCCATTAACCTTGTGGACATATGCCGCCGGAATGCGATTCGGACCGGGCTTGACCTCAATTTCTACCGGGCTGATCGGCCATAGCTCGCCGGGCTTGCCGTGAATAGATCGCCATTTCGCCGGTCAGCAGAAAGTCGATAAAGGCATTCTTGATGAAATTGTCATAGCCCTGCATCGGATTCGGCTGGGCGAGCAATTCAAGAACCGGGTGCGTCTCAAGAATCGTATCACCGCTATGCAGTTCGAGCGTAAGGTTCGCACAGGCGTCAGAGATTTCCCGCACGGCGCGATACACGACGACGTTAAGCTGATAGCCTTCCTCGATGTAATTCTTCGCGCGGACCCAGCCGCCGCCGGACGATACGAACGCAATGCCGCCTTGTGTCGGCAGGTTCTTTCTCTCAAAGGGCCACAATTTCATAGGACCATAAACCCCCCGCCAGTGCGTCGCATCAATGGAGTGAGCGCATATCGGATTGCGTCGATGTAGTGATTATGCTCATCGACAATCACGGGCAGAATGTCGCCTGACAGTCTGTCCACCTTGTAGCTATAAAGCCTGAACTCCCGCGCGGTATTCGGGCAATCGGGATGAATGACGATGCGGTCAAACGAGCGCATGAATTCGATGCCATCCTCAACCGATCCCTTCCACTTCTCGACCGCCGTAATCGAGGGCAGGCCGTGGCGCTTAAGATAGCTGATACTCTCAGGCCTTGCACTATCGGCCCGCACAGCGTACCGCTCGAAATCTGGAATGCGGTCATTCACGAAATCAGCCGTCTTGTCCAATTCAAGTTTCACGCGCCCGGCCTCATGGCGGATATACAGCACCCGCTCATGGATATAGCAGCGAACGGCAGCGGTCGGGTCTTGCGCAAAGCCGAAATCTAGCCCCTGATACGGCCCATCCCATGTTGGAAGGGGCTCGAACTCATCTACCTCGAATGCGCCAGCGAATATCTGGGCATCGGTCAGGGTCAGAAACCCGCCTTCCCAGATATGGTCATAAACATCCGCCCGCTTGCGTTGATCCTCTAGGCGCTCTTGATTGAGAACGTCAGGGAACCACGGATTGTCCCGCCAGTTGATTTCAACGGCCCGGCAATCATCCGGAGGATCGGCGCGGAACCGCCTGTGCGTCGCACTCTCCGGGCTTTCAGGGTTATAGCTTATCCAAATTTCGGAGCCGGGTTCGCGGACGGTCGGGGTTAGTTTCTGCCATGCGCTTTCGGAGACGTTCTCGGCTTCGTCTACCCATGCCCGCAGGATTTTGGCTTTCGACTTGATGCTATCCAGATTGTGCCGCAGACCAGCGAAGGCATATTCAATCCGGCGGTCGCGGCTACGGATGTACCGCTCGCCTATCTCGTAATAGTCGTTGAGAAAAGGCTGAGACTGAATAGCCGCCTTCACTTCCTCCATGCTGGATTCGTCTAGGCTGTTCATGAACTCGCGGCCACAAAGCAGGATGCCGGAAGCGCCGCCCATCCCTAGTCTGTAACCGTCGATTGCGCTCATGATAGCGAAGCTCATCGTCTTACCCGATCCTCGACCTCCGTAGGCTACCCTGTATCGTGCCGGGCCGTCGAACAGCCATACCATTTTCGGCGGAAGGTTAACCTGAACCTTCGTCATGCTTTGCCACTAGCTCGATAACGGTCGGCTTTGGAGCCATCGTGCCATCTTCTGACACGTGGTTCAGATTGTTTGTTTCCCGCCATCCGGCCTGTGTCTTGAGATAGAAGAAAGAACTCGCGGCGTCGCCAGCTATTGCCTTTTGCAGAACACCCTGCCCAACCTTGGCAATGGCCAGCGCTTTACCCCTTTTATACCGTTCGGAAATCTCCTCATCCCTTTTCATCATCTCATAAAACGTGGTGCGGGATAAGCTGAAATAATCCGCGATCTGTTCCTGCGTCAGATAGGCTGCCAGCGCCTCAACCTGAATCTTTTGCTCGCTTGTAAGCTCTTTTGGTTTTCGGCCCATTATGCGGCCTCTCGTGAATTTTCCATTTCACTGAATGTCTTATCCGCCCCTTCTAGCACGGCCTGTTGCCCAGTAAAATCCTGCCACCGTTTGATCGCCACATCTACATAAGCTGGATTAAGCTCAATGGCGTGTATGTGGCGGCCAGTCATTTCGCCCGCGATGATGGTTGTGCCAGAGCCGGAGAACGGCTCATAGACGGCTTGGCCCGGACTGCTATTGTTCTCGATGGGCCGCTTCATGCACTCGACGGGTTTTTGAGTGCTGTGGCCGGTTTCGGATTTGCGCGGCTTGTCGATCTGCCAGAGCGTCGATTGCTTACGTCCCCCCTCGTAATGGCCCTTGGAGCCCTTTCGCACGGCATACCAGCAGGGCTCATGTTGGGGGTGGTAATCACCACGGCCAATGACAAACTGATGCTTGGCCCAGATGATCTGGGCACGGATTCCGAAGCCACACGCAAGGATGCTGTCAGCCACAACGTGCGCTTTGTTCCCCGCGTGCCACACATACGCCACGTCACCGGGAAACAGCGCCCATGCCTCACGCCAATCGGCCCGGTCGTCGTTTTCGACTTTCCCCACGGCTCGCCCGGCGATGGGCGAGCCGTCCGCGCGCATCGCCTCATTCCGCCAATTCGCATCGTACTCAACACCATACGGCGGGTCCGTGACCATCAGGTGCGGGCGCACCCCGTTGAGCGCCTTATCGACCACGAGCGGATCGGTGCAGTCGCCGCAGACGAGCCGATGCCGCCCGAGTAGCCAAACGTCACCGGGTCGCGCCACGGGCTCCGCTGGCGGTTCCGGCACGTCGTCGGGGTCAGTTAGGCCTTCGGTTTTGTCGGCGAGCAGCGCGTCGAGATTGGGGAAGCCGATCAGCCCAAGGTCAAAATCGAGCGCCTGCAGTTCGCCAAGTTCCAGTTTCAGCAGGTCAGCATCCCACCCGGCATTCAGCGCCAGTTGGTTATCAGCGAGCACATATGCCCGCTTCTGCGCCTCTGACCAGCCCTCCGCGACCATTGCGGGTACGTCAACCAAGCCTAGCTTACGGGCCGCCAAGACGCGCCCGTGGCCCGCGATGATGCCCATCGCCTCGTCAATCAGGATGGGATTTGTCCATCCCCACTCGCGCATCGAGGCGGCAATCTGCGCCACCTGTTCGTCGCTATGCGTTCTCGCATTGCGGGCGTATGGGATAAGCGCCTCGACAGGAACACGGACAATTTTGTCAGCAGGCCACTCGGCCATAGTCTTGCGCCATTCTGTTGCAGTTAAGCAACACTAGCGCATTTTGGCTGCCTTGAAAAGAGCGGCGATAATAAGGCCGGGCCATGCGATAGTGATAACGGCTAGGCCGCCTATGGCTCCGGTTATTTCACCATTCCGGCTGCCTAGCTTCTTGTTTGCATCATCTAGGGCCTGCTCAAAGCCACCGTTGCATAAATGCCACAGCGCAAATAGCAGGCCCACAATGAGATAGGCTTGCAGGTAGATCATGTTACCTGTTCAGCGTGGTAGCCGTGACCGGGATGCAAACCGTTGCTCCGGCCTTGTCCATCGAACCAACAGCCGGGCGGACTTCATTCGTGGAGTGAGCCCGGATGCATAGTTCAGCCGCATAAGCAGGGCTGGCAAGGGTCAGGGCGGCGATAACGAGTGCGATCTTCTTCATGGTCTTTCTCCTAGTTGGTTGATTGTACTACGGTTTATCGGTTTGTGCTACTATCTCGCGGTAGCGGGCTCGGATGCGGGGGCAATAATCCAAACATATGCCCAAAGCATTCGGTCTGCCTTGCCGCGCTCTTCATCCGTCGTCACCTCTCTTACGGCTTTGTCTAGGGCGTTGAGGTTGGTCATCGTGACCTTCCAAAATACATTTCGGCCTCGATCCGGCCAGCGAGAGAATGTGGGCTCCGGCCTAGCCGCTTGCGCATGTGTAGGGCTGGAAGAATGGGCCTGCCGGTAATGATTGCGTCCGCCGTCAGCACGCGCTCGGCATATTTTCCCGATGGAAGCGGCAGCGGTTTTTCGTGGCCCAAACGAAGCCTCAACCTGTTGATGGCCCCCCCGTGCATGGCTTCCTCCGCACGAATGCCGCGCGCGACAC